CTTCAATCTGCCGGATGGCAGCACGATCGATATTGCACTGCCCCACCAGTCCGTACAGCTGCGCACTGAGCTGAACGCTGTCACCGAACGTCATTCCGTTCGGCGGCTCAGGCGCATCAATGCGGGAGGTCAGTTCCGCCGGCAGGCTGATTTGCGGCTGGTTTATTGTCCGGTACTCCACTTGCGGCCTTTGCTGCGGCGCGCAGCCGGTCAGCAGCATTGTCAGGCACGCGGGACTGAGCACACTTATCAGCTTCAAGGTATTGCTTGATTTCATTCTGTAGCTTCCGGTTCTGCTGTGCGGTTACAGCGCGCTGTTCAGTGACCTGAGACATCACTTCGTTTTGCTGCCTGACGGCGGTGACCAGCTCGCCCACGCTGGCGGCCAGGCCGTCATTCTTCGAACGCAGATCGTTAATCTGGTCGTCTTTGCTGTTCGCCAGCTTTTCCAGCCGTTCATTAGTGGCTGTTAACTGGGCGTTACGGGCATTCAGTCCCCACAGCGCAACGCAAATCAGGCCGATAACGATGATGTGCGAATAGTTCTTTATGAAGTTGATCGGGTTCATGTCAGAAACACCTCTCTTTCACGCTGGCGGCGCGGCAGGAGAATATCCGGATCGTTACCGGCGCGTTTCCACATCAGGAAAGCATCGGCAGCACCGTGATATTCATGGGCATTAAGCCGCTTAAGGACGGTGGAATCTTCAAAGGCATTTTTGCCGATATTGAAGATCAGACTGCACAGCGCGTCATACTGATTCTGGGTGAGCGGCACCTTAACGCTGGCGTTAATAGCTTTCTCAACCCAGGCGATATCCGCCAGAAGCAATGCGGTGGATTTCTCTTTGCTGATTGTCAGCGCTGGAGTGATGGCCCGGCCATCCACCGGCCCGGTATGACCAACGCCGATCGTCAGAACGCCTTTCGTGTCGCGATACGCTTTCAGGCGCTCGCCTTCTTCGCGCTTAATCAGGGCAATACCGTCAGGACTGATTTTCACTGTTATCTCCCGTTCTGCGGCTGATCCACCCGCGCAGTTTCTCGCTGATGTAGTCATTGCCGACATACCCGATGTACACCGCAAAGACCTGAGCGGCTGTATCAGGCACGTTCCAGTTAAGAACACCCCCGACTACCTGAAGCGTCGGCGCGGCGAAGAATGCCAGGGCGCTGCACGACACGGCGTCGAGAACACGCTTACTCCATGAGGAATGTGCATAGGCGCTGCGCAGCAAAGAAAACATGCCCGCCACACCTGCATAGCCCCATTCTGTTTTGTGGCTGTATAGCCAGGCGATAAGACCTGCCCAGAAACCAGCGTCTTTGTCCGGCATACGTTTCATCTCCACCTCCGCCTGTAACGGTACGGTGCTGTGTGATTTAAAGGGTCAGGAGACTCGGCTGCATGCGATAGCGTGGCCTTGATGCTTTTCCTGTGGACTGAAATGAAGAAAGCCGCCAGATGGCAGCCTTGAAAAAAGAATTATAGGGTTAGTGCTCTATCAGAGGTTTTCCAACGGCTGCGTTAAGGGCGCGCGAGAAAATAATTTCCCTTAAAAGAAGACAGAAACATCTGAGAAGTTAATCTTTTTTTTAAAAAAAAGTATTCTTAAATTAAAGCGTGTATGCTTGATCAATCCACATCACTTAACTCAGAAATTATTTACTCAAAAACCTACTGATAAAAAACAACTTTTCCCTAGGTTCCGACCAATAATAATTACTAAGGAACCATTATGAAAAATGTTGACTCCATTGTAGGTGAAGCAATTTTGCGCCTAATGAAAAATCACCCACGGGAAAAATTCAATCAAGATCAACTGATAAAAATACTTAAAGAAATGTATGTAGAAAGGTACGAGAATAGCCTTTCAATCTCTGAAATTAACGATTATGAGTCTGCATTAAAATCGATAATTTTCAAAAAGCATGAAGAAAGATAGTTATTTTATCAGTTACAGAATCGACTATTTTAAGCAATAAAAAACCCCGCCAAGCGAGGTCTTGAAATAATTTTTTAACGTGAGATATACAACTCCCATCGTTAGGATAATGCTAACCATCTTTTTTGAATATTGCAAGCATCGTGTCGCTAAAAATCACGAATATGCATCTATCTTGTGACTTTACGAAGTTGCGCCTCAGCAAAAGCCTCTTCCTGCCAGCATTTTGTCACCAGTAGCGCGATTACATCGCCATAACCGCTGTACCACTGGTAGCTCGTCAGATCGGGAATAACTTTCTCAATACGCGCCCGCGCCAGTGTGGTAGGTAAACGGCTGAAGCGGTTTCCGTTGCAACGACCGCAAACTTTCCTGACGGGTGCGCCTATAAGTTTGGTTCTCTTCTCATCCAGCACGGTGCCCTTACCTTTACAGCCGCGGCAGGCCGTGGCCACCTCTCCTTTGCCCGCGCAGTGCTGGCACATCACTTCTACGGCTTCGTGCTTAACCGTTGCCTCTACGCCATTAACGCCAGGGTGCTTAACCACGTCCTGCATTTCCCGCACCACGCCTTTCCCTTCGCAATGTGGGCAGGTCGATTTACTGGCAGCCGAACGCGAATAATCTGCATAGGCAAACTGCACAAGCACCGGCAGAACTTCACCGCGTGCTTTCTCACTCAGTTTCCCCAGCACCGGGTTTTTCAGCGCCAGCGCATATTGCATCAGCCCATCAATAGCTGGCGCCGGATCCTGAATCCCCATTTTCGCCAGGAATAGATTAAAACCGAGACTGGCTTTCGACTGCACCATGCCCTGTGCTGCCATTACATCGGTGATAGTCAGCGCGACGCCGCCGGTCGCTGGCGTCTGATCGTTAAGCTTCGGTGCTTTCGGGGAATAAAATTTCGGTAATGATTCGAGGTTCATAGCGACTCCACAATTTACGCCAGCGCGCCAATAGCCAGTGCGCGATCTATAAAACGGAAAAGCAACACCAGCTGGCTGCCGTGCTTTTCTTCAAATGCCACGATGTCAGCGTGCAACGCGTCGTGATGCGCTCTGCAAAGCGGGATCACAAACAGGTCGTGCGCCTTCGTACCCATTCCACCCTGCCCGTGGCCTATCAGGTGATGGGGGTCGTCTGCCGGGTTGCCACAGCACATGCACTGCTGCGTTTTAACCCAGCGGGTGTACTTCTCACTCTGCCAGCGACGGCGCTTAGGGCGCAGCATGAAAGATTCCGGCGTTTCCGGATCGACATTCAGTGCCAGCACCTGCTTAGCCACCTCCTCCACTATTTCGCGCCCGAGGCGTTCGCCGGGCACCAGCTCGGTTTCGCGGGTGACGGAACGGATCAGCGGCTTCGGCATACGTAGCACCTGCCGTGCGGCATCTTCCGGCAGGGCATCGGCCAGGCCATTGCGCGCGAGCCACCAGCAGAACTCCGGCAGCGTGAGCGTATGTGAATTGTCGAAACCCAGCTCGCGGCGGGCAGTGGTGAGGATATAAGCCGCGCAGTTCGCCCGCGCCATGCCCGCCAACTGCTCAGTTGTCTGCTCCCGCAGCTGGTTGTCGCAGTGCCAGCACAGGCGAAGCGCGCCGGGAGCGTGGCGCATGGTGGTGATGTTTTCGGCGTGCCAGGACTCATGCGGCCACTGACATTCCCCGCTTTCCATCAGCCAGCTTTCAAGCCCGCCGATGCCGCCGGCGCGGCGCAGCACCGCATCGTTTTCAAAAACACCGGCGAGCGCAGGATCTTCGGCCAGGGGCTGCTCTGCTGGTGGAAGTTCGCCATTGGGCATACCCGCCAGGCGCTCCGGCTCATTTTCCAGCAGCATGCGCCCGCGGCGGAAGTGCATCAGCAGGCTGGCGCCCGGCCTGAACATGACGAGACCCAGCTCTGCCACGACGATCGGATTAAGCAGTGCCCTCACTTCGCAGCCCCCTGGGCCTGATGTGCCGCCCACAGGCCACCGACCCACTGGATCCCCTTTGCCGTAAATCGCGCCTGGCTGAATGCATGGTTGTTTTCGGTGCTGGTGCCTGTTTTCACCTTAAAACGACCATTTTCAATGTGCTGGTGGTGCGGCGTCAGCACCCCGCCGAGGCGATACATAATCCTGTTATCGATGAGGAACATGCGAAACTCAGGCTCTTTGGCGTTAAGCAGCTTCGCCACCTGGCGGAAAGACATTGAGCCACCCGCAGAGCAATAGCGATCCACAAATTCCACCTTAGGCGCCGCGGCAGCCAGTTCCTGTTTGAGCTGGTGCTGCTGCTCGGCAAGATCAGCGGCGAGGCGCAGAGCCTCCGGCAGGGATGTCGGTACCTGCATCGCCTGCTGGCTCTCCAGATCCTGCCAGCGGTCAACCAGACGGGCGGTAAACTCTGGCGAGAGCTGAGCCACCACGACATAGCTGTCACGCTTACAAAGCTGGTAAACGGCGACGGCCTGCCCGAGGTGATTTCTAACTTCCTCCATTGGGGGAAGTTGAATAGCCGCGCGTTCGGCAAGCCGTTCAATGGACCGTTTAACGTGGTCATGACGCGACTCAACCAGATCGGCGATCTCCTGGCTGCTCATCGCCAGTTCCTGTCCCGGCATCATTGCCGCCGGGGTAAAAGCGGGTACTGCGTTCATTTGTTGCATGCGTATCTCCGTTAAGCGGCTGCAACCGCTGTTGGTTCATACCTGGTGATCGTGATCTCCACCCTTCCGCCCTTCACTGTCGGCCCCCACTCCACCAGCATCTTTTTCACCTGGCTGTCGTCCTCCCACACGCCGGCATGCGTCAGCGCATCGAAAAGCGCCTTGTTGTAGTTGTCGATGTCCCTGCGGCGCGCGTCAGGCGGAAAAAGCAGGATCTCTACTGTTGCGGGCTCGGTAGAAGGCTTCGGCAGGCGGCGCAGCTGCTCGATGATTGCCGCACAGGCTGCGCTCTGAAATGCACGACCAGCAGCACTGATGAGATGGCGTCCCTTGAGCGGCCCCTTATTCGGAGCACGCCAGTATGTATTCACGCTCGGGGGAAATGGCAGCGTGAGTTTCATACCGCAACCCCGCGCTTTTTCAGAAAGGTGATCGCCTGGTCTCTCGCATCTTCTTCGCCGGCCACCAGCGAGCGCAGTAGCGAAACTGCTTCATCTTCGCCGCCAGGGCTGTTGATGGAGATGCCGCGGCACACGCCCGGAAAAAGGGTGATAGCGCCTTTACGCTCGAGGGATCGCAGCACTTCAGTTGCCGCGTTCGGTGATGCTGCGCCCATCAGTTCGGCAACTTCCTTTTGCGTCGGCGGGATCCCATGCTCCTTATGGAAGGCCACAATCAGGCTCAGTATGTGCTGCTGGCGGGCGGTTAACAGGTTCTTTTTCACACTGCCTCCTCAGAGAATTGCCACGATGTCAGCAGCGTTTTCCCGCGTGCTGGCTTTGCTGGAAATGGAGCGGCGGGCGCTGACGTGATGCAGCGTGAAGCCGTGCTGCTCGTAAAGCTCGATAATCCGTGGCGCCGTCGAGTTGCTGATCACCACCCGCGCGCCGCGCTGATGTGCCGCAACACAGGATTCCACCAGCGCCACCTGGTCAGCCCATGCGAAACCGCCGGCGGCATAGTTGGTAAACCCCGCCGTGCCCGGCAGCGGCTCATAGGGCGGATCGCAGTAAACGACATCACCCTCGCCCGCCAGCGACAACGTGCGACGATAACCGGCGTTCATGAAAACGCAGTTGGGCGCCACAGCTGCAAAAGCCAGCAGCTCTTTATTAGGGAAATACGGGTTGGCTTTTTTACCCCAGCCGACATTGAACTCGCCGGCGCGGTTATAGCGGACTAGCCCGTTGAAGCAGTGGCGGTTCAGATACAGGAAACCGGCGGCGCGCGCTGGTCCGTTCATCTGCTGCGAGTTGAAGGCCTGGCGAACGGCGAAGTACCTCCGCTCGTCACTCATTTCAGCAAACAGCTGGCGCGCCAGCAGCGTTACCTGCTCTGGCAATACGGCAAGCATCTGATAGAGGTTAATCAGATCCGGATTGGCATCAGCCAGCAGGAATCTCTCGTGCTTATCGGAGTTGAGGAACACTGAACCGCCGCCGACAAATGGCTCAACCTGCCGGGTGCCCGCCGGAATAAGGCGATCCAGTTCAGGCATCAGCGAATATTTACCGCCAGCCCATTTCAGGAACGGACGCTGCCATGCGCGCGGCGATAAGTTTGACGCAACGTTTTTGGTTTCAATGCCAATACCTACAGATTCACATTGCATCAGTTCACCACCCGAAAGCCTGCAGGGCGCTGGGAATAATCAGCGTCGGCATAACTACCCGGGAATAACGGGTCCTGGCGGGAGCCTTTGGCTGCCGGGATTAGCCATGCATCTTCGAAATGACGGTCTGGACCAAAGAACGTTCTCGCCTGTTTAACGAATTCGGTACCCGTCTTCCCTGTCTGGCTGACAAACGCCGCATAGCGTTTGAGGCCTTCAAGCATGTCATGTGGTGCGACACCCTCACGAACGCGCGCATCCCACGCTTTCAGAGCCGCACTTTTTGAATTACCGCCTGCACGCTTCGGATATAACGCCCAAGCCTGTTCGAATAAGTTATTAGTGACTGATTCTTTGACTGGTTCAGATAAGTTACTGATTCCGGGTGCAACTCCTGCACCACTAACCGGTGCAGCATTTACACCACCTGGTGCAGCAGATTCACCCCCTGGCGCAGCAGGTGCACCGGAGGGTGCAGCATTTGCACCAGTGCGCAGATTGAGGGTGTAAACGTTCGTGCGGTTAAGGCCGTTGGAGGATTTGCGCTCTTCAACAGACACAAGTCCATCTTCAACTAACTGTTTGATATGGCTTTGAACCGAACGCACTGACATTTCGCACTGTTCTGCGATGTAAGGAACGGAGGGCCAGCATTCGCCCTGGTCACTCGCGTTATCGGCAAGTTTTATCAGCACGAGCTTGCGGAGTGGATTGCCCACCTTCGCTTTCATGGCTCTTACCATTAATTCCATGCTCATCTGAACCTACCTCAAACTCTCTGTAATCGCGCTTAAAGATATGGAGTGGGCTGAAGCATTCATGGGGGTAGTCACTCCGCAGATAGATAACGCGGCGCGATTCTGGCTCCCACCGTATGACACGGACGGGGATGCCTCTTCTGTCACGAAACCACCTGTCGAGTTCACGCATTCGGCTTTCTCCCCCTGGCTGTTAAAATCACCTACAACCCACTCAGCAAACGGGTAGCTGACAGGCTCAACAGCGCCCTGTACTCTTACCCCATACACGAACTGCACCGGGCCTTTACCGCCGGTAACTGGAAGCGCTACAAGTTGCGACCTGCGGTACTGTGTTGTTAAACTGTTCATGCGTAGGTATCTCCACATTGATCGACACGCCACGACGCCAGGGGCTGCAACCCGCTGGCGTCACTTCTTTTTGCGGCTGAATAACGCGATAATCGCGGCAATCTCTTCCTCACGCGCAGCCATATGGCGGCGGTGATATTCCATAATTTCTTCGGCTTCATCCTGCTCAATCACTCCATCTTCCAGCGCCTGCTGAATAATCTGGTCGACGTGTCCGCGCGCTGCTGCAGTTCTCATCGAACGGCTGAAAAGGTCAACGCGATCTAGATCTTCCATGTTCGGCTGTTCCACCAGCAGGCATCCGCGGCGCCGGGCAAAGTAGTCAGCCAGGCAAGAGGTGTTGGAGATGTCTTCCATCGCTTCCAGCTCTGACGCCTCGAAGAAGCGGCAACCGTTCTTCTCATAGAGATTGTTGTTGAACTGCGTAACGCTCATGCCAAGCGCACCGGCCATCGCCTCGCGCCCGCCGGGATAGGCTTTACACATCGCCTTCACGACATTCTTTAAGGTGTGCTCTACCATCTTGTTTTTCCTTTGGTAGTTACGGTTAAGCCGCCGTTTCGTTAGTTTGAGTAGGCGGAAAAACATCATCGATAGTCACTTCTGCACCGAAATTGTTCAGGGCAGATACGATGGCCCGGCACTGATCGATCTTCATGTTTCTTTTGCTATTTTCGTAATGACAAACAGCACCTTTTGTCACTCCAAGAGCACTCGCTAAGTGACCCTGTGTTATGCCTAGCTTGGTTCTAATTGCCCGAAGATTGTTCATCGTGGTCTCCTATAAACAAATCAAATATACATTTTGTATCTTTGATGCGCAAGGATATATACGTTTTGTGACTCGATTAAAAGTATACAACTTGTATTATTTGAGCATGACTATGAAATGGTACGATTTAGCTAAAACCTTGATGAAGACTCAGGGTGTTACGCAAGAGCAACTGGCTGAACACCTTGGTATAACCAAAGGTGCGGTCAGTCATTGGTTGAACGCACGCCGCGAACCCAGCCTGAGTGAGATAGCTCGGATACTTGAGTTCCTTGGCAAGCGAAATTTTTCGGTTGGTGCGGGTGGGTTAATAATTGATGAGACGCTTAAGGGCGATGTTGAATATGTTGGGCCATACAGACAGGGGAAGAAATATCCCGTATTAAGCAAAGTTCAGGCGGGATCTTGGTCTGAAGCTTGTGAACCCTACACCCTCAAAGATGTTGACTTATGGCTGGATTCTGATGCGCATGTACAGGGTGATGCATTCTGGCTTGAAGTCGAGGGTGACTCAATGACAGCTCCAATGGGCCTCAGTATTCCCGAGGGAACGTTCGTGCTTTTTGATACAGGTCGTGAAGCAGTTAATGGCAATCTGGTGATTGCTAAACTGGTTGACGACAATGAGGCAACGTTCAAAAAGCTCGTAATAGACGGTAGCCAGAAATTTTTGAAGGGTCTAAACCCGCAATGGCCAATGATGCCTATCAACGGAAACTGCCGGATCATAGGTGTAGCGATCGAAACGAAAACGCGTTTGTTATAATTAATATATTTCAATCACTTAATCTTCTATATAAATCTCATACCATGTCAACCCGGTTATCGACCCGGGTTTTAACTTATTCAAAATCCTCTAATCCGCTCCTAGGCTCAAATCCTATAAAAATCTTTAGTCTATAAAATCACCTAAATACAATACGTTGCCAAAAACTCGAAATTTAGTATACAAATCGTATTGACCGTTATGAATACGTTTTGTATATTTAATTCATCAAAAGC